GCCAGCAGCTCCCGCTCCCCGATGCCGTCCTGGTTGCGGGCCGTGTCTCGGGGCCGCGTTTCCCTCTCCGGGTGTGTCATGGGTGTTCCTCCTGTCCGCCCATGGAGGGCGTCTTCTCTGTCACGTTGAAAAAAGCGCCGCCTGTACAGGCGGTGCCCAAGCCGGCGTTCCAGCTGTGTCGTTAGATGATACAACATTTTTCCCGGCACTGTCAAGTTTCCCTATGTACCCGCCGTCCCGGGACGGCGGGCAGAACGATTACAGGGTGAGCTCCGCCTCACAGCAGCGGTAGTCGGTGTCCACATAGTGGGCAATGAACCGGGCTCTGAACTGGCGGGGATTGCACATGGCGGTCTGAGAGCCTTCGGACACGTCCAAGTCCTCTGGGACCACAAATTTGATGCACTTGACCTGTACGTCCCGGCACTCTGGGGCGGAGTGGGCGGGAATGGTCATGGCTTTCATCCCCCGCTGATACTCCATCCCCTCCTCGTCCACCTCGGTGAGAATGGCGGCCAGGGCCACACGCTTGTTGGGGCAGACATTTTTAATGGTGAGGTCCATCTGGATGATCCGGCCCTGGGACTCCAGCCAGGTGTCCCCCAGATCCACCAGCACCGCATCGGCGCAGCCCTTGACGGTCAGCTCCACCGGCTCCGGACAGGGCTCGGGATGGACCACGATGTCGCACTCTACCAACACCTTGGGCGCGGGGAAGGTCACCTTGTTCCCCTCCGCGTCGGAGTAGGTGATGGAGGCGTTGACCAGTTTCTCTCCCTGGGTCTGGGCCACATGGCGGATGAAGAATTCCAGCACCGCGCTCTCGCTGGCGCTCACCCCCAACCGCCCGCACTAGGCGTGCGTGCGGCCAAGAACGGATAGGCGACCGCCGCAGAGCCACCAAGCGCCCGACAGATCGTGCCCGCCGAACGCGCCGAACAACCCGCAGAGCGAGCCGTCCCGGAGATGGCCACCGCGCCGCAACTCATGCAGTCCCGGAGCGCTGATCGGGTTGATGATCAGCGCGTCGGTCAGGCCGCTGGTGCTTGTCGCGCCCACGCCGGTAGGCAGCAGGAATCCGTGCTTTTCGGTGAAGTCGGTCTGCCACTGCCACTGGTTGTCGGTCTTGTCGTTGACGGGTGGATAGTCGCCCACATGCACGTAGTCGGCGGTGATGGCGGTGCCGCTCGCCTTGGTGGTGTCGAACACCTTCCACACTTCTGTATGGCCGGAAGTGTCCGAATCCTTCACGTTCTTCAGAATGATGTCGCCCTCGGTCTCGTAGACTCCGGCGAACAGTTCGATGCCCTGCAACTTGATCAGCTGATGGGTCTTGGACACATCCTCGCGGGGGATGCCGTCGTTGCCGAGCACGCCATCCGTCGAACCGGTCAGGTACGGCATCTGGGTGACATGCATGGCCGTCGTGGTCGTGAAGGCCGCGCCGGACACGTTGATCGCGGTGGTTGCCGAGTCCACGACGGTCTTGGAGATGACCTTGCGGTATGCCGCCGCCTCGCCGGTCTTATTGTCTCCACGGTCGGTGCCGGTTCCGACGCTCACGTAGGAGCCGAGGTCGATGCTTGCCGCGTCAGTGGCCTTGACCAGTGCTCGTGTGACGTTGGTTTCGGCCTTGCTGACGTTGACCTGAGCGGAACCGTTGAAGTCGCCGCCCAAGTAGCGTTCGATGTCCTTGGTCGCGTATTTGAGCATGTGCATGAGCTGCATGTAGAACGTGTCGGCTGAGGTCTTTCCGCTGTAGCCCTTGCCTTTGCTGGTGGTTACGGCCACGGAGCCTTGTTCGCTCATGGAGGCTGGAATCTGGCCCGAGACGGACGCGGCCTTGCCGCCGTAATTGGACAGCGGGTATTTCGCGTACGCCATGCACGGGCGGAGAGACCCGTCCGGCAGCAGCGCGCCCGGCATCGGCGAATAGCCGTCGTACTGGGTGTCCGAATACCAGATGGTGCAATGGTTCGTGTCGAACTCGAACCGGTAGAAGCCGGGAGTGGTGATGACGAACACGTCGCCGTTGGACCCGTCCTTCGCGTAATTGCCAGCCAAGCCCTTGATGGCCTTCACGATCGGCGTGCCATCATCGGACACGGCCACGTTAGCGTCGAACACGCGGAACGCGCTCAATCCTGCGTAATCGTCACGTCCGGCACGATAATTCGAGCTTGGCACGACGGTCAGACCGGCATTGTCGCCGACCTTCACGCCGTCCGGCGAATTGGAAAACGAGTAGAGCGGGAAACGCACGCCATACGTGCGCCCGTCGCGATGCGCGTCGAAATACTCGCGGACGCTCGACACGACGTGTTTCGCACTGTCGTAGGCGAACTTGGTGCCGTCCACGGCACCATTCTTCTGCGCACGCTCCAAACGGGCGTAGTCACGCAGGCGCAAAAACTTATCAGGATTAGCCAAAACAAACCTCCTCTAAAAACTCAGGCATTGATCGCGGACACAGCCCAATCCACATCGGACTGATCGATGTCGGCCAACGGATTGCCGATCTGTCTGGGGGTCAACGTGTCAGAATCCACTTCGACCAAATCAGCGAAGTCCAACACGTTGGCCGAATCAGGCACCTGCACGACGCGAATGAACCGCCAGGAATCGGCGCGGTCGCCGACGGTCACCTCGTAGGCGAACGTGTTATCGGTCGGCGGCGCCGTAACGGTCGCTGTGCCATGCTCGTCCAGTCTCACCTCGAACGAGTCGCGCACCACGATGCGCTTGCCGCTGTTGAAACGGCTCGTCGGAACGACATGAACCGTCTCACCCGCCAAGTCAGCGATACCATCCGCACTCGGATGGCCGAAATCAAACTTGATCTGAGTCAAAACAACCTCCTAAAACAGAGATACAAAAACAATGAGAAAACCCACACACGCCACCAACCAACGACAGCACGCCAACGTGTGGGATTAAATCAGGAAAACAGGAAGGAACCAATGCTGTTCGACACGTTCGCAGACACCGTTTGGAGACCATCATGCGTAAAACTCCGCGAATGCACCAAGGTCGGTTACGAAAGCGCCCTCGCATGTCACATACTCCCGCGATGGAGAGGAAAGGACATCGACTCAATCACGGTGGCGGACATCGAATCATGGTTGGACTCCTTCGCTAAGGCTGGTGCGGCACGTAAGGCGTGGGCGGTGTTCCGTTCGATATTGAGACTCGCGTTCAAACGCGGCATGACGGACAATGACGTGACCAGACGTGAAATCCGCCTCCCCCATCTGCGACATTACGAGCCGCAAGTGTTATCGGCGCCGGAAGTACGCAGACTGTTGAAAGGCTTCTGCGGTCATGCTTTGGAGGCATGGTTGCTAGTGTCCGTGTGCGCCGGATTGCGCCGCTGCGAGTCGGTCGGGTTGGAATGGGCCGACTTGGATTTACGTCGCGGCACCGTCACTGTGAAAAGGTCGGTGCAGTGGGTGGCAGGCCATGAGACCGTCACCGAACCGAAGACCGATCTGAGCCGACGAACCGTCGCATTGCCACGGTTCGCGGTCAAACGCTTGGCGGAACTACGCCACGGCACGAAGACCGGCCGACTGGTCGGCAACCTGAACGCGAACCAAGTGGCAAACCACTACCGCAGCTGGTGCAAGCGCATGAAACTCCCCTGCGTGCCGCCACGCAACCTGCGCCACACGTTCGGCACATTGGCAATCAAGGCCGGAACCGACATCAGCGTGGTCGCACGACAGCTCGGACACTCCGACATCCAAACCACCGCACGGTATTACCTCAAGCCCGATTTGAGCGTCCTCAAGGACATGCAGAAAGCATGGCAGAAACTCATATTGACCTGCTGATAGCATTCCGTAACCCTGTACAACGCGAAGGGCTTCACGGTCATCCGCACCGGCATGATGATGCTCGTCAGATACTCCGGCAATATCGGTAATGGCAGTTGGGATGCAGTGCAATGCGAATACAAGCTGCCCACCGAACTACGCCCGCCTGTCGAAGTCAATGCGATGGTATGCGTTTCCAACGGGCAGACGGCGAGAATGCTCATTGTCAATCCGAACGGCACCATCCGATGCGCGAACATGGGAGCCGCTGGTAGTAATCAGGGTTGTGTAGGCTCGCTCTGCTATCCGATCCCATGAGTGTGGTTTTCCGTAACCCTTGAACGGCAGATCTGGAATGGGCCTTACGGCATGACGGTACATCTCGCCAAAGTCGGCATGATGGCTTTCGCTTTTGGCAACACATCCTTCACATCCAACATCCATGCCAACGGCCAGACCGTGAATGAGACGATGTCCGCCGGTTTCCTGCCGGAGGGCGAAGGCGCAATACTGCTGGAAGGTGTGAACGAGCAGCATGGAGCCTTGTCCTTCGACTCTGACGGCAAGGTCACAATCAGCGGCAGTATGAACAGCGGATACTATTTCCGCGTCTGCGGCTGCTGGCCGGTGAAATAGCTTTCCGTAACCCAGTTATGCCAACTGCAATGGCAGAATACCGGATCGTTCGTTCCGTCTGCTTATGGCGCTTCGAACACCATCACGGTCAAAGACGGTCTGATTTTCGTGGACCTGTCTTCGTTCCGAAGCACCGTGACCGTCGGCAATTACCGTGTCTGGCTGTTCGAAGAGGGCGTGAAACCCTCCAAAACAGTCGGTCTTGGATGCGTCGCGAACGTGACTGGCGCCGCGTATGGCAAACAGGCGACTTGGAACACGGACGGGTCGGTGACGCTTATCGGAGGAGTGGCTTCGTCCGATATCGTCCAATGCTTCTCGAAGACCATTCCGGTGCCCGATGGCGTGGAATTCGTCTAGGCCGCCAGCCAGCAACCATGCGATGTGGAATATGCATAATTGGGATTCCGCAACCGCAGACGCTTATCGCCTTACGGCGGTAGCCAGAACGGCGGCTTTTTCCACGACGATGACCTATATCGTTGCCTAAACCGTCGCGACCGGAAACGATACGCTGCCGGCATGCCATGTGTTTGCGAGAATGGTCGCATCATACGCGGGACGGAAATACACGCTGCTGCCGACCACATAAAGCAGCCGATTCTGCATTTGACTGCCCTGCTGACTGTCCACGAACACGCCGAAACCTTCCATTACGGCCCGCACATCCATGCTTGCCAAAAGCACACCATCCCACGCCTTCTTCTGGAATTGGCCTTTGTTGACCCACCGGCAGTAGATGGTCGCCAAGCCATTGACGACGCATCCGCTGATTGTGAATTCCGGGTCGGTGGTCACTTTCGTGAAATGGATCGGGGTTACGGAAAACTATTCCGTCATCCAACAGCCGTGCGCCGTGGAGTAGGCGGCTTTCGGGTCGCCTAGCATCTGCACCTTCCCGCCACGCTCGACAAGCAGGCTGAAGCCGCAGGACGGAAACGCGATGATGCTCATATCGGCGAGCGGACGGAACGCTTCAGGGATGGTCTCATTCGCCGTCGAGTAGTTCTGCACTCCACTGCCGGTGAACTTGACGTTGCCGTTGACCGTGACGACGCGTCCGACCCGACACAGAGTGAGTCTGTCGTTCGTATACGGCGGCTTCCATAGCTGGGTTACGGAATCCCACAAAGCCCCCCTCGGCGTGAACAGGCGCACCGGCGTACCGACCGTGATGCCATTCAACGGAATGCGCCAGAGAGGCATGTATGCGTCAACCGCGCCGGACAATATCTTCCCTGACGGAATGGTCGGGTCGGCGGCGGCAGTCGCATTCGGCGAACCCTTCAACACGGTCAATTCCACATTCTCATTACCGTCGTAAGAGTTGCGGTGATAGTGCGCGCAGATGATGTCGTTGCGTTTCATGCCCTGCGACCCGTTGGAGATCGTCACCGATTCCGCCGCCGTGATGTGCCAGTCCAAGCCTTGAATCGACGCGCAGCCGGTGCCGATCGTCGCCCTGTTGGACGAACTCATCGAGCATTTGAACGCGTCGCCCCAGTCGAACACCACGTCGGACTTCGAGAACTTGGCCTGATGGATGATCGCCTTGTCCTCGCTGCTGATGTGCATGGTTCCGGCTTTGCCGTCAACCAGTTCGATGGTCATTGTTCAACCTCCTTCAACCATGCTTCAAACGAAGCATCATCCTTCTGCATGAACGTCATGAAAGACGAGTTGCATTTGGAGCATAATTCGTAGATGTCGGGTGCCACATCCTCCGCGATGCGGGTCGCCTTGCCAGCCGAATACCGGCGCACGGTGTACCATTCGCGAGCCTCCGTGTCGCCAGCGGCGACGTAAGCGGTCTTGCCGCACTTGTCGCACACGTACTTCGAGTAACCGTCAGATTTCACTATTCAATCCTTTCAAACGTAAAACAACCAAGCGAAGGCAACTGCCTCCAGGTCCCGCCGAAATCAACGGAGGGGTCAACGCCCGTCGTGTTCATCACCACATAGCCGATCGGAAATACGACCCTCCCGGAAGCGCCGTCGCCGACATGCGCGCTGATGACACCATCCACGCTCACGATCGAGGAACCGTCCACCCTCACGCCACCCAACACGTCCGTGGACGCCTCCGGCAGCGTGTAGGCGTTCGCGCCACGTTCGACCGAAGCGAGCTTCGACCGTTCGCCATCGGTCATCATGCCCGACTTGGCACTGTCGGCCACGGTCTTGGCCGCATCGGCGACGTTCTTCGCATCCTCGGCTGTCTGATTCGCCTTGCCGATCTGCGCCGCGAAACCGGAAGCCGTCCTGTTCGCCGACTCGGCGACCTGCCTGACGGAATCCAAATCCTCGGAAGCGACCTCCGCGTTGATCGTGCCGCCTGAAATTGATAGGCCACGGCCAGCCGTCAAAGACACGCCACCACCAGCCGAACCACCGGAAGACGAAGAGGAAGAACCGGAATAGTTCGCATTCGCCGACTGCACCGGCAGTCCGACCTCGAACGTCGAAGTCAAAATCCCAGAATCGATTTTCACGATCCGTTTCGTCACCACGGCGGTGACGTTGACGCCGGAAGCCTGATCCGCCGCGACGATCTTGTCATCCACACGCAGACCGTCGCCGACCTCATCGGACAACGTCACCTCGACCGACCCACCGGTCTGCAATTCCTGCAAATGCTTCTTCGTCTCGGATTGCAGCGTGGGCAAATCCGCGTTGGAATAGTCGTATGTGGCGCATACCTCATCGGCGCCAACGAGCGTCTGCGTCTGACTCACCACGCCGGTTGCATCCGCGAAATAATTAACCACCAGACGGTTCTTGAGCCCCTGCGAGCCAAGGCCGATGAGATGATTCGGCGCGCGACGGTTGGTCTCGGCCTTGAAATCCACCAAGTCAGAATCGATCGTGTTGTCGATGATGCCGACCGGCGTGATGCCAAGCAGGATGTGATTATCCTTGGCTTGGAAGTCGAGGCGTCTGCCGCAGGATGCGAGCAGATTGCGGAATCCTGTGTAGGCGTCCACGTAGCGTGGGTTTTGAAACATCCAATTCGACAAAGTGGAAGCATCGGAGGAATCGACAGTGAAAACCGAATCCAAACCGATGCGCTTCAAAAGGTTTTTGAGGATGTCAGGCAGCTTGCCGGAGACGGTCAGGTAATCCTGATTCGCATCCGGCTGCAATATCTTCGCCGCCAACATGCCAGTCCACGATTGGCCGATCCACGTGGCCGTGGACACGCCACCGGAAACAGCCACACGACGGTCGACGATCCGGCCGCCTACGTCACTGCCGTCAAGCCAGAAATACCAGCCACGTTCGATTTCCGGCGCAGACGGATCTTCGATGGTCAGCTCGAAATCGTTTTCGTCCGTGCCGCAAGCCCAATCCAACGTCACCTGCGATACGCTCGCACGTGGCGTCAGCTTGCCGTCGGCGATGATAACGTCCGCCATGGCACACCTCCAGAAACGTCAAACATGGTCAAATCGATGCCATAATTGCCGGAAACCGTCAATAGCGAATCTCCGGCCGGTATCGGCTCGAAAACATATGAGCCGCTTCCACTGCCGTTGCCGCGAACGCCCTTGTCGAAAACATCCGAAACGTCGCCGTTTTCAGCTGTCACCGTTATCGTCTTCCGCAATCCAGTGGCCGACAGTGACATATGACCGCCTTCCGGCACTGTCACATCAATCGCGTAAGTGTTGCCGCCAATCTGGAAAGACGGATTGACGCAAGGGCCGAAAATGACCGCAGTGAACTCAGCGGCCTTGCCGGTCGGATTATGCACCGTCAAAGCGATTCTCGACGGAGCCAAATCGGTCGGCAAGTCCAGTGGAAAGTCAATCTGCGAGCCGGCGCCTGCCGTCATCGGAAAGAAATGCTGCACCGGCAGCGCGCGATGCCAAACGCCATCGCAAAGGACAATCGTGTAATCGACTTGCGCGTATTCCGGCCATGGCACGAGACCGAGCGAAGAACCGACGACATAAGCTTGTTGCGTCCATTCGCCATCGACCGTCAACGTGCCAGGCCGGACTGCCTGCACGTCCGAATCGAAAGCCGTCTGCACCATGTCCAATCTTGACGGATCCGTGGTGCGGACGGTCATTTTCGCCGTCGAAGCGTTTCTGCTCACCGATTTGATGCCGCGCGTGGCCAGCGTGTACGTCCATGCGTACCCTCGCATTTCCTGCAGGTCAGCCACCCACAGATCATCGTCGTTGAGGTCGATGACCGTGCCATCATGCGACGTGTATTCAAGTTCGCGCATATTTGCGGATCAACCTCCCCAAGTCGCGGTCGCTTATTGTCGAATCTCCTGCAGCAGTGGAGATGATCGCGCCAAGATCGTTGTGCAGACTTGTGATCGCAGCAACGACGGCACGCGTATCCACCTGCACGGAAACATCCGGCATGCTGTGACTTGTCATGAACGCCTCGCGAGGCACGCGCATCTCGTTGATGGCGCGCATGGTCTCAAGCCCGTAATAGTCGACAGCGGCAGCCCTGTGCGTGTACTCGCCTGCGGCGAGACGAGCGTTGAGCAGATACACGCTGTCGCTCAAACCATTGCCTGGTGCCCATGCCGGATCCACGTAGCCGGAGAACATGCCGCCTCCGGCGAAATGCTGGAACGTGCCGTCGGTGAACATGCCGCCCGTGTATCCGCCGTCCTTCTTCGTGTGTTCCGTCACGGTGAATGACTTGTCGGCGATTTTGAAGTTGTTGATGGACTGGAGCACCGGCGTGGCCTGATCGTTGACCGAGGCTGTGGCCTTCTTGTCCTTGAGCTTCTTCGCGTTGACGGCATCGACCTTCGGCCCGGCCTTGTCGGTCGAATTGAGGGTGTTCTTCTTGTTGTTGAGCCTCTTCGCGTTCGCGGCGTTCGCCTTCGGCGTTGCCCTGTCGGTGGAATCCAAGGTGTTGCGCTTGTTTGACAGTTTCTTCGCGTTGGCCTTGTCTACCTTCGGCGAGGCGTTGTCCTTCGCGTCGAGTCTGGCTGTGGCTTTCTTTCCGTTGAGCTTTCCGATGTTCTTGGAGGCGGCGTTCGCCTTCTTGGATGCCTTGTCGGTCGCGTCGATGGTGGCGTTGACGTGCTTCCTATTGAAGTCGTCCATCATCTTCTGCGCCTTCTTGGCGCTGGCCGTGGCCTTCTTGTCGTCGGCGTCGAGCTTGGCCTTCGCTATCTTCTTGCCGAATTTATCGAGGTTGGTCTCGGAATCCTTGGTCTTCTTCTTGGCCTTGGAATCGTCAACATCGAGCTTCGCCTTGTTGTTGTCGGCGGTCTTCTTGATGTTGTCGATGGAAGCCTTGATGCTGTCGGAACTCAGTCCCCAACGGTCTGCCAAGGCGTTGGCGGCCTGTTCGCTCATGCCCGAGGCTTCGGCCTGCCGGATGATCGCATCACGTGCGTCCTGCAGCACGCCGTTCGCACGTTCGATCTCACCGCTACTGAAACCGGTGCTCTCGCCCTGCTTGAGAATCTTCTCCGCAGCGTTCTGGGCGCTGCTGGCGATGTCCTCCAAAGCCTGCTTGGTCTTGGTGCCCTTCTCGGAAAAACGGTCGAGCAGATTCCCGCTCTGGTCGAACACCACGCCATTGTCCTTGCAGGTGTCGGACAGTTCGCCGATCTTTTGGTTCAGCTGGTCAACCGCCTGGTCTGCAGTCAGGTTGCCGGACTCCAAACCAAACAGCACCTGGACAAGATCATCGATTTGGCTTGACGCGTCCGAAGCGGAAGAGCCAAGCTCTTTGTTCGCGCTGGCCGCTTCCTTCGCTGCCGACGCAGACTTTCCGTCGGCGTCCACGGCGTCCTTGGACGCCTTCGCCTTCTGCTTGGTCTGCTCCTTGGCTTCCTGATATGCCTTGGCCTCGTCCTTGATGCTGTCGCGCATCTTCTGGGCCACGGCCATCTGCGAATGGCCCTGTTTGCCGTATTCCTTCAGCGCGGCGTTGACCTTATCGGTCGCGGCCTTGTTGCCCATGGCGGCGCTGGTCATGTCGGTCAGGCTGATTTTCGCCTCGCCCATCCAGTGCGTCATGTCCGCGCCGGCGAAATTCATCTGCTGATACGAGGCTGCGATTGTTTCGCTGATGCTGCTGCCGGATTCCAGAGCCGACTGCAATTGCTCCGTGGCTTCCTTGGCCTTCTGCTGGCGGCTAATGAAGGCGCTCAGTGCGGCCCCGGCCACGGTCAGGGCGATGCCCCACGGCCCGCCGAGCAGGCTCATGACGCTGCTGCCGACGGCTTTGAATCCGGCGGTCTTCAGCTGCGCCTTGCTGGCTGTGGTGCCGAAGGCGGCCATCTGCTCGGATGCGCTCATGGACGATGCGCGGAACATCTGGAAGGCGGTCTGCGCGGATGCGAGCGCCGTCTTGACTCTTTGGATCGGGTCGATGGCCAGGCCGATGTTGTTGGCCATGGCGCTGGCGCTGCCGTTGAGATTGCCCGCGGCCTTGTGTACGGCTCCGAACACGCCGGCCAATGATGCCATGACCACGAGCGTCTGCTGCACGCCTGACGGCAAACCGGCGAACGCGTCAACCAGCGTATCCAACCCCTGCACCATCTTGCGCAAAGGCCCCTGAGCGCCTTCGCCGACGGAGATCATCAGGGATTCCATCGAACCGGAAAGGTTTTCGAGGTCGCCTTTGAGGTTGTTGTTCTTCGCGGCGGCCTGTTCGGCGGCGTAACCGGATTCGGATACGGCCTTGGTCCATTTGTTGACGCCGGATTCGCCGGCCTCATACAGGTAGTTCGCGGCTTTGATGGCGTAACTGCCGAAGATGGTCGCGTTCGCCTGGTTGCGCTGCTCGTCCGTCAGGTTCTTCTCAGCCTTCTGCAATTGGCCGGCGAACTTCGCCATGCCGACGAAATGGCCTTGAGCGTCATATGCGCTGATGCCCAATTCCTTCATCGTATTGGACGCTTCGGCGGACGGCGCGGCCAGCTTCATTAGCATGCTGTTCAACTGGGTGCCGGCTTCGGCGCCGATGGTGCCGTTCTGCGCGAACAGGGCGAGCACGCCGGTGGTCTCCTGGATGTTCATGCCGAAAGAGTTGGCCTGGGCGCCGCAGTTGTTCAGGGCTTCGCCGAAATCGGACACGTTGCCGACGGCCTTGCCCGCGCCGGCCGCGAGCGTGTCGGCGACCTGCGACGCCTGCGAGCCCTTCAGATGGAACATGGAGAGCGCGTTGGCCATGTATTCGGCGGCATCGCCTACCGCCATGCCGTCCGAGGCGGCCAGATTCAACGCTCCGGTCAATCCGCCTGTGAGGATGTCCGTGACGCTCATGCCGGCCTTGCCGAGGTCGTTGATCGCGTCGGCTGAATCGCTGGCGCTGTACACGGTGCTCGCACCGGCTTCGATGGCGGCGGCACGCAGCTGGTCCATTTGTGCGCTGGTCGCGCCGGTGTTCGCCTGGACGGTGCTCATCTGCTGGCCGAAGTCTGCGGCCATCTTGACTGCAGCCACGCCGAACGCGGCCACGGCCAGTCCGGCGGCGGTCATGCCGCTGGCGATGAGCGCGGACTTGCGTCCGGTGTTCTCCATACCAGAAGCGACTGTTCTCGCAGTGCTTCCGGCGCGGGTCATCGCCGCCTCATATGAGGCTGTGTCGGCCATCAACCGGATGACGATGTTCTTGTTCTCCGCCAAAGCATCCTCCAAAATGTCAGGTCAAATGCGCCACCAAGGCGTTCGCGGCCGGATTGTCCCTGCCGTTGGCCTCCGTCCACTGTTTCATGGCCTGCTGCATGTGCGCAGTGGCCCAGCAGACGCTGGTTTCGGCATGCAATGTAAGTTCGCTCTTCGGGTCTTGGCAGATCGAGCGAGGCAAACCGCACATGGGGCATAATGACCGTTCGTATTCCGCCAACGAACGCATCCAATTGCGTTCCGTCTCATCCCATTCGACCTCATCGCCCTCACTCGGACGCCAGCCCATGAAACGCTTATAGCTGATGCCGAGCTGGCGGCAGATCTTAAGGTCCTCGACTAGTTGCGGAGAACCTGCGAGGCGAGGTCGAATGCCGCTTTTGGGTCCGCTGCGGTACCGTTCAGTTCGGCGATGGCCTGCCAGATCGGCGTGAACTGGCCATCCGTCAATTCCTCGAACAGACTGCGCCACGCCTGTTCGGTCTTGTCCTCGTCGGCCACCGGCTTACCGCCGATGGTCGCAGAATCAAGCATGAGCGGCAATGCCGCGGCGGCGGTGCCGAACATGTCGTTCGTGCCGTTGTCATTGCGGTGCGCGGCCAATGCCTGCGCCCACTTGCTCACCGGCAATGCTCGCAACGTGAGCTTCAACGTCTCCGCATCCGCCTGTTCGCGCAGCTCTTCGATGCGCCGCGCGGTGGCCTTCGCCTGCCGGTTCGTCCCAGCCTCCGTGACTCGCTCGCGCGTGGTCTCCTCGGCCAACGCATCACCCAATCGCGCAATATCCTCGGCGGTCTGCTGGTTGAGGATAATATCAACCTCACGAGTGCGCCTGGTGACTTTAAGCATATGTGTTCCTTCGCTCTAATATTCATGTCCCTTTGCCGGAAAAGAGGAAAAAGAGGATCCCGCACCGGCGAAAGGGACAAAAGTCCGATGCGGGAAGAATCAATCAGGCGACCTTCACGTTCTCCGCCCAGCCAGGAGCGCGAACGGAGAAATTGACCTTGCTGCGCAGCACGCTGTTCGCGGCAATCGCCACCTTGGCGCTCATGCCAATGCGGACAGCATACACGTTCACCGTATCTCCGGCGGCAAAAGCCTCATCCGTCTGCTTGCCATAGCGGCGCACGAAATAGCCTTCCGCACCCTCGGTCAACGTCTCCATTGCCACGTTTTCCGTGGAATGCGAAGTGTTGGTGTTGTCGATGACCTCGATGCTTGAACCGCTGATCTTCTTGCGTCCGGGATTCTCATAATCCTGCGCGCTGTTCTCTCGCTGGTCGGAGATGGACTCCTGCGACGGCGAGCACGACCAGCCGCCCATGGTGACGTAGTTACTCAGGTCGGTTCCGGCGTTGATCTCGTCGGCGGTCGGCTTCTGGATGTTTTCGATGGACGGCACCCAGATCGTGTTGACCAGACCGTCCGCCGGTGTGGAAGGAACTTCGGTTCCAAGAGTCAAAACCATGACTCCTCCTTAATATTTGATGGTCACATGCGTGACCAGTTGAATTTGAAAGTCAGAAGACGGCACTGGTAAAGCAGCGCCGTGTCCTCTGCGGTAAGTCCGGCCGCATAAGCGCCGGAATCGGAGAACAACGTCAGACAGCCAGTGTCGAAACCCTGCGCGACGAACCTTTTGCCAGCAAGTCCTGGAATCATGAGGTCATCGGCCAGCACGTTGACGGAATCGGCCGTGGTGCTCACGATGCGCACCAGCAAAGTGCCGATGCCGCAATGCACATGCTGCGTTTCGCCGACGATATGGCCGTTGGTCGTGACCGTCTCAATCACCCACGGCGGCTTGTCGGTCGGCTTCGGGGCGGTCTGCCGGTACACGGCCCAGCCCGTCGCTGGCTTCGGGATATGGTCGAGGATCGTGTCGGTCAACGTCATGATCGACGTCATTCAGACCACCTCCACGGCGGCACGCGCCACGTATTCCGCAAGCTTCGGCAATTCTTCCTCGCCATGCTCGTAGAACCGATGCGTTCCACCGCCCCTCGCGGTGCCGAAGAACGCGATGTTCGCGAGCGAACCAGTGCCGCCTTTGGTGGGGCCTATCTCGGCGGTGATGCGTCCAGCGGATTCCTGCAGCGTGTAGCTGATCGGGACACGGCGGAACGCCTTGTTGCCTGAGCCTTTCAGGTCGTCGCGAATCGAGTTCTTGACGTTCTGCGCGCCCTTCTTCACAGCTGCGGAGATCAAGGCGCGGCGAGCCACTCCCCTGGCGAGCAGCGCATCGCCGAAGGCCGTCAACTGCGAAGCGTCGAACAGTCCACTCATGAGCCCTCCTTCACATTCCAACGGCAGGCGGTGGCGTGCGTCTTCTCGCTTTGAGGTGAGACGAGCCTGAACCGCCTGCCGACGAGCAGCGGATTGGCGGATTCCGTGACTTCCACCACGTCACCGGCGCGAAGGCCTGGAGTGCCATATGGAAAATGCACGTACAAAGACCAGACCAACGAGACGGCGCCCATGTTCTGGGCGGCGCTTCCCTCGGTCTGTTCGCTGGCGAGACCGCCGGACGTCTGCACTTTGCATCGGCCTTCGTACACTTTCTCCGTGCCGGTGTCCGGCAGTCCCGTGTCCGGATCCGTCACGGATTCGCCTGGGCGCGTGACGATGCACCGGTCGGTCATCAGGCATTCCGCGTTGGCTCTGGCCTTTGCGAGAAAGGATGTGCTGATTCTCATCGGAACACTCCAATCGAACTGACGTTCGCACCGAAGCGGTTGCGCAGGCTGCGTCTGGTCGCTTCCGGCAATTCGGTCGCGTCGATCTGGGTGCCATCATGCGTATATCCGACCTGCGCGTCATCAAGCCTCTCGTAGGCAATGCCGGAGTGGGCGCCGGGGCCACCATCCGCGAGCTGATGCAATCCGGCAGCGACATACGAGCAGACCAGTCTGACGATGTCCTCCGGCACGGGATCCCAGCCACCTCGGAAGGTGACCGTCACAGTCGACGGGATGCCGCCAAAGGGGCTCCACGGCTCCGCCCGGTAAAGCGATGAGCCGAAGAGCCTCCAGTCTTCAATCGGCCGACCATCGACCAGTACTTTGGACACGGCTTGCACCGCCCTGCATGGCAGGTCAAGTTTCCTCGACTGTTCGCCGGGCAGGTCGACGGTCCATTCGCCCACGGTGATCGGACAGCCGGCAGCGTCGCGCACGGCGGCGGATACGGAGTCGAGCAGGCTGAGCGCGACGGTGTTGTCCGGCACGTCGATGCCGTACTTCCGCAGGTCCTGCAGTGTGGCCAAGGCGATCATGTCAGCCTCCGATCAGACGGTCACTTGCCCTTCTTGCCGGTGTCTGCCTTATCGGCATCATCACCAGCGGTGTCGGACGTTTCGTCCACGACGGCCTGAGTGGCATCCTGCATGGAACGACCGGTGGAAGTGGAGAGGTTCAGTGTGATCTTGGTCAGGCACTCGGGGCGGATGACCTTGGCGCCGTACAGGTCGAGGCCGCGCACCATGTCGGCGAAGTCGGTCTGCATGCGCATAGCCTCGACGTTGCTGACCTGCTGTGCGAAGGTGACGGCAGCGTTGGTGCCGGCGAGAATGGACTGCGTGTCCGGGCTGGCGGACTTGCGCGGCACATTGTTGGACTTCACTACAGTGAAGCCGCGCACCTGGCCGACCACGCCGTTGAGCAGCGTATTATGGCCCGCTTCTGTGCCTTCGATGAAGCGGGAGTCCTGCAGCAGCAAGGCGTAGAAGTCTGGGCTGACGACAAGCCAGCGGCCCTCGTCGGACACGTTCTGCACGTCGAGCTTGCGTCCGGCTTCCACGACGGCGAGATATGCGTCTGCAGGGGTGCCGACGTCCACGGTCTTCGCCGGGGTGCCGACGGCCGTGTCCATGAGATTGGAGATGTAGGTCTCCACGTTCTTCATCATGTTGTAGGCGGCGGAATTGGTGAACTTTCCAGTCATGTCCGCCTTGGCCTGAGCCTTGTTGAGGTCGTTGACCTTGAAGGCGAAATAGTCGGACTGATTGATTTCAAGAACGGCTGCTTCCTTGTCATTGACATCGTCGACGGTGATCGCCTGGCCGCGGACGTACTTGTGCACAGTCACGTCGTCGTATCCGGTGATGTGTACGGTGTCGCCGGCCTCACGGATGTCGCCTTCATAATCGCGGTTGCACAGGCTCGGGAAGACGAGCTTCGCGCGCAGGGCTTCGAGGATGGCGGCGGACCATACCTCGGGAATGAAATTGGTGATTGCCATTGCTGGTGGCCTCCTTACTTGCTGCGGCCTGCGAGCAGGTCATCCAGACGGCCCTTGCGGCGCGCCTCCTCGATCTGCTTCGGGGTCATGTTCTTCAGATCGTCCCTGGTAAGCTGTCCCGCCTGATGATCGCCATCACGAGCGCCTGACGGTGGGATGATTCCCGCCAGACCAGCCTTGTTCCCGCCTTGCGCGAGATACGGGTGTGCCGTGACCAGATCGTCGATTTTCTTGGAAATCACGTTCTGGTCGTATCCTCCCTGATCGTCAGCGGTCAGGTCAGAGAAATCGATAAGCTTCAACGCGTCGCCCGGATTGATAAGCTTGCCGGTCGCTGCTGCGGTGACATTCGCCTGGAGCACCTGCTTCTGCAGTCCGGTTATCGTGGCCTGCGCGGATTCGAATTCCTTGCCACGCTGCTCCCAGTCGGCGACCTGCTTCTCCAAGTCGTCCACGCGGTCGGCCTTCTCATAGGCAGCCTTGAGCTTCGCCTCTAGGTCGGTGTTGACCTTCTTCTGGCCGAGGAACTTGTCGTGCCAGTCGACGTGCGGCTCCTGCGCGCCCGGATCGCCGGTGTTCGGATCCTGCTGCTGTCCATCGGACATGATGATGTTTCCTTCCTTTTACTGGATGTATTTTTCGCCGTTGCTGGAAAGCCAGCGACGATACGAGTTCTCGGCCTTCGCCAGCACATCCGGCGTGACCGGACTGCCTGGCTGATAGGGATTGTGGCCGTCCAAAGCGGCCTCGTAGCGGAGCCGCGCATTGAGCAGACGCTTCTGCGCCTCGGTCAGGTCCTCATGCCGTCCCTGACGGTATCCGTTGTCGTGCAGCCATTGGCTGCGGCGAAGCTCCGGCACCTGCTCGCGCCATTTGTCGGGCAGGATGTAGCCCTCGCGCTTCAGAAGTTCGATGGTCTGCTCGCGAGGGAGGTTGAAGCTGTAGATGCCTTCCGGCGTGAGCCTGCGCCTCTGGCGTTGGCCGTATTCGTATTTGCGGATCATGCGGCTCCACCCGTAGCGGCTGGTGCCTTCGGACGTTGTCATGCGGATGTTGCCGCGTCCGATTGGCCGCATGTCTCGATGCGCGTTGACGACCTGGTAGATGTCGGCGCCGTCCCTGATGGCCTGCGCGTCGGCATGTCCGAAGACCTTGTCCTGCTCCTCTTCGCTCATGCCGTTGAAGCGGTCCATCGGCGATGTGATCCAGCCTTGTTTCTCGGCCTTGTCCTTGCCTTTGCAGGGGATGGTGCGACCGTGGCATTTCGGATGACGAAGGAAGTCGTTGTTGTGCCGGAAGTATTTTCCGGCGAGGATGGCGCATCGTGGGCAACAGTCGGGTGATTCGACGCGCACGTAGCCGACGCCGGAACGCTGGGTGATGCTGACGCCCATCGCGCTGATTGACGTGTCCTCGATGGCCTGCATGGCCATCTGGCGAAGCGTAGCACGACCTGCCATCATGGCATCGGATTCACCCATGCCTGACTTGATGGCCGACAAAGTGCGCGTCACCGGGATATCGAAATATGATTCGAGGTCGATGCCGCTCGGTGCGAAACCCGTCCCGAAGGCGAGGGGATTCGCAATACCGTCAGGGCGCACGTAGTCGCCCTGTTCGGCGAGCATCAACGTGGACGAGTCCATCGCGTCGCTCGCGGCGCGGGTCTGCAGTGTGGCGAAGAGCGTTAGGAAATCGGCGTTTGTCCGATTCCAGCTGTCATGCACCCGTCGCGGATCCACGCCCTTCCATGTTTTGTCCGCCGCCTTCACGGCCAGCAGGCAGAGTCGGGCCAGTGTGTTGCGGCTGTCCGACAGGCTCTCCAGAGTCACCGTCATCAGATGCACCTCCGACCTGCAGGCTTCGTGCTATCTCAGCCATCTCCGGATCGTGATTCTCGTCGTCCACCATGCGCATGATGCGTTTGATGTCCTCCGGACTCTGGCCCATCTGCTCTGCTATCCACTGCAGGGGGTAGCCGAGCTTCTTGTATTTGAGCATCGCGTCGGCCATCAAGGCCTCGGACCGGTATTGCGGTGTGGCGAACACGACTTTTGAATCCTCGAGGATGCGGGCGGATTCATCGTCGTCCTCGAGCGTCATGGCCATCTCGCACAATTCGCGTACCGGCTGGCGCATGAAGCTGATACGCTCCAAGGTCTTCGACACGAGTCCGGCTTCCGCGACCTCGTAGCCGGTGGCCGGCACCTCGGCGTTCGTCAGCAGATAATGGCCAGGAGTGCGGGTCTCTGCCGCGATGTGCTCGACGGCTTTTTGGATGATCGGCAGGAACGCCTGCAGGTTGCTGGCGGTCCATTCGCCGATCGACACGTTGTCGCCGGTGATCTGCATTATGCGCTCCATGACCTGCTTGTCGAGGTTCACGGGGCGTTCGCCGACCTGCTCGCCGGTTGCCTTGTCGAAGACCGGCTCGGACAGCGAATCGCCGCCGAGAATGACCCTGGCGGGCATGGACGCGAAATCCAAAGCATTCAAGGTGTATGCCCAGCAGACGTTGACGGCGTCCTGCATCGATTCGACCTGCTCCACATCGCTGATAGGCAGGTCATCCAGGAGCATCTGATTGCGGAATTCGACCAATGGCACGCGTCCGAGCGGGTTCGCGCGCGCCGAATCCGGAACGAACCGCCAACCCTCAACGCCCGGTGGAAGACGATTCCTCTCATCGTCGCCGCCTGCACGCACACGAACCACGTCGAACACCATGTCCGGCAGCAGCAAAGTGCCGAATTCATGCTCCTCGTCGTATCTGACCAGGAGTCCTGCGTCGACCTCACCAGTGAGCGGATCGTAGTGCACGGCCGCGCTGTCCGGGTGTTCGAAGCTGATGCGCGCTCTGCCGTCCGGCATCGACGTGACCAAGCCGAAAGCGCGTCCGGTCGTGGTCATCATCAGCGCGCTCTCCTGCAGCTTGCGGTCGCAGTCGTTCCGTTCCCACACGCGCATCACATGCGAGTCCAATTCGTGATCGTCATATGGGATGAAGCCCTTGAAGTGGATGCGTTCGACAGGCGCCTGCGCCACAGGCAGACACCAGTTGTCGGCGAAGCCGGAAAACCTATCCGCCATGTAGCGTTTGAATTCGTCGGATGCGAATTTCAGGGTGCCGCGCTTGCCGCGCACATAATCCGTGTGCTTCCTGATGTCCGGCCGACGGTTCTCGATCTTCAGGGCGAGCAGGTTCGCCATGCGATTCACGTCATCGGCGGTACGAATCATTAGAACCCCCTAGTAGTAGAACCAGTCAGCAGGTACGCCTTGCGTTTCCTGCCCCAACCGGCGGCGCGTGCATCACATGCCGCCTCATGCGCCAGCACGCACGTCACCGCCGCATCGATTTTCCGCGTCTGCTTCGGCTTGCCCAACCCGTAGCGTTCGCCGGATTTGGCGAAGCGTCTTGCGTTGCGCATGTGCGTGATGGTGATCGGACACCCGTCCTGTGTGATCGCGTGATGCTGCAGGTCGGATTCGAAGCGTTTCAATGCCTCCCATACGGCGGTGATGCGGCTGGAGCCGCTCATCGCCCAGGGAATGAACTTCTTTGGGCCGTATCTCGTGTCCCACGCCTCGATCTGCGATTCCCACGACACCTCGTCGCGGAAACCGGGGTCGCAGTAGGCGCGGATAACCTTGTATCGGTCGTTGAGCTCGTCCATGGCGGCATTGACCTCGCTGCGCGGGATGCGTCCTCCCCACGTCTTCGGATTCCAGATCGTCGGACGGCGATCCTCGCCGTACCGTGGCGTGAAGATGAAACCCTCGCGCGTCTCGGCCTTGATGCATGTCCAGTCGTCATTCTCAGAGCCGTCGAAGCCAAGACACACTTCGGTGCCTTTTGGCGGGTTCTCAAGCCAAAGCTCATGTTCCTGCATAGCAGCTCTCCCAGAGTCCATCCTCGAGCCATGCTCCACCACCCTGCACCATTCGGTTGCCGAAGAAGCGTTCCGCCTGTGCGGGATCCTTCTCCATGAGCGCCTCGGCCTCCGCTTCGACGGAATCCAAAGGCACCCACGGGCTTCCGGCGTAGACCCATTCGAGGATCTTGCGGCGTTCGCGCCGGTTGTTGAAGCTGTATGGCGTGCCGTCCTTGTGCCGCAGGTCCGGGTTCAAATCGGGGTTGCGGTAGAAGATCCACACGTCCTTACTGCCCAATTCGAACTGCTGTTGGGCGTAACTGTTTTCCCCCGGGTCGTAGGCGTTGGTCCAGAAGTGCGTCCTGCCGCCCATGCCTGCGGCGCCGCGGCGTTGGGTGTCGGCCACGTCGAGCATGCCATTCGATTTGGTGTACAGGCCGGCCTCGTCCTGTTCCGCATCAGAAATCGGATTACCCAAACGGCTGGTTGCCGAGGCGGTCACCACGTCGATACGGTCGAGATCGAGATCATCGTCGTCAAGGTTGATTCCGGGGCGAAGGATGCGAATGAACCCCTCGCGCACCTTGAGCAGCTGTTTCAGCGGACCAAGCCTGATCATGGCGACCAATGGACGGTAGGCGTTGCGCACCTGGTCCTCGGAGTTCGCGGTCAGCTGTATCAGCGGCGATGGATGGCGCATGCCCTTCGGCTCGCCCGGATTGTAATGGTAGACCCATCCGCAAGGGCAGCCGTTGTCGGAGCAGCGGTACACGTCGCCGGGCTTCGCCCAACCGGCGAACACGACCGGACCGCAGGCTTCGAGGATGGCGCATGAGGCCTCGGTCGGCCCCTTGCCTGTCTTCTGCGGGCCAATGCAGCCGGTCAGACGATATTGGAAGGCCTGGTTGAGAACCAGTGGATTGTCCACCGTGACCTCTTCGGGCGGGATGAATTCCGCGTCCTCGCGCACCCTCCAGCGGTGTGCGGCGTACCAGAACTGCCAATCTGACCAGCAGAAGGGCTTGCCGCGGAGAATACCGTCCGGCTGGCGCACGTGACGCCGAACCCACGCATCCTGCAGGTCTGCGAGCGTCGGGAAGTCGATAATCCAGTCGTCGGCCATGTCACGCCCTCAGGCGTCGTGGGAACTGGACGATCTTGGTGTCCATGCCGCTCTCGGACACCTCCGCGTCCGAGGCGGGCACCTCGTGGGCGGCCATGTCGACGTTGTCCTCGGAGATCTTCCAGCCGAGCGCCTGTAATCCAGCCTCGGACAGGCCTATCCGGTCCTCGAGCCTGATCTTCACGGCCACGTCGGCCGCCTTGGCCGACGGGCTCTCGCACACCAAGCATTCGCGGACATACGAGGCGATCTGGTAATGCAGATACTTCAGCTGCGGCTGTTTCCACGCGCGCGCCTGCGGCAGACGCCACAACTGCCTCCACAGTTCGGCCTCCCGGTCATTCCACGATTCCGAACCGGCCCTGTCCTCGATCCATTCCTGCGAGTCCTTGTCGAAATAGCGGATCACGTAAGGCGGCAACGGAAACTTCGGCGGCCGGCCCTTGTATTCCGTGTTCGGCAGACTGCGCAGCGTGTATCCCCTGCGTTCGCTCGCACCGCTCGACGGATCCGGCATCGGACCGGATCTGACGCGTTTTCCTCCTCTTGGCATGTCTCCTCCATCGTCGGACGGCCTCGCGCCGTTCCTTCGCTGTCGGCGGCCGGGCCTTTCGCCCGCCCCCCTCTGAAACTTTTGAACCCTCCGCACCTCGGAGACAGCTCTCCGGCGGTTCCGCTACCCAAACTGTTAGGGGGTATCCCCGTGGGTGTTTTGACGGTTTGCTTCCGTTTGTTTTGCAACGTTTTTTGTTTGACTCGCTTGATGCTGCGATGAGTCGCGAATCGAATCGAAAAGACTTGGTCGTTTTCGTCTTTCGTGTCGTTCGACGCGAGCGGCTGGCGTCGTCGGCTTGGCTTCGATGGAATTTTTGTTTTGGTGCCGAAGCCTGTGTGTGTCAGCTGAGGTTTTGTCTGTTGTTGAAGCCCGAAGGTTTCGTCCTTGCGGTCTTGCTGTCGTGGCAGCGCTTGCACAGGCCGCGCATGCGTTGCGGGTCGTCGGGGTCCAAACCTGCTTCGACGAGCTCGATGCGTTCGATCGGCCAATGGTCGGCTATGGTGCTGGGGGCACCGCATAGGCCATGGTGCCTTCCGCATCCGTCCGGCCCGTCGCCGGGACAGACGCACCGCGGGTCCCTTGCCAGCACGCGGGCGCGTGCGAGGCGATGCGCTTTCGACGTGTATGGATTGCGGCCTCGTGTCCGGCGCTTGTCTTTGGCTTTCCTGCATTCGTCGCACAACGAGCCGGAGGAAACCAGGTGGGGGCAACCGGAGGTGGAGCATACCTTGTACATCAATCCCCCATCATCACGTAATCGCGGGATTGGCTTGCTTGCCGCTGTTGGAGTATGCCCACTCTGACGGGAGTGGGCGAAGCGTGTCCGATATGCCGTTCGGACAGGACGGTGTTACGTAGCCCAAGGAGTTAGGAGAATCCAAGGTGGATATGAAAAGGGTTCAAACCAAGTCACCTCGGTTTGAACCCTCTAATCCACTGACAATTGTGCGTTGCACTTTCGATTTTGTCAAATCGAGTCGCGTCGCACGACCTGTCCATGCACGTCGGAAAGCCTGTACAACGGCTGTCCCTTCACGTTTTCGCCAACCGGGTGGAGCCTGCCGCGCTTGCGCCATGAGCGAATCGTGTTCGCGTTGCACTGGAATCCGCATTCGCGCAGCAGTTCCGCGCACTCCCCCGCCGTGAATGCGCGTCCCGACCGAACGCATTCCCTCAGGAACCCCAACCGCACATCCGCCACAAGGTAAGTGTTGCCACACACGGGACATGCAACGCTTACCGCGCCGACAGCCGCTGTCAATTCGACGCCGCACAGCGGGTTCGGGCATCTTCCGATGCCATGTTTCGCAGGCGGCACGTCGATGATGTCCAGCGTCTTTCGAACCATCGACTCCCACTCATGGTAGAAGTCGGCGATGTCAGGCAAGCGGCGCAGTCGAGGACTGCCGGCGCAGACACGCAGCATGTCGACCAGCGGCGGATGCACGCCACAGGTAGCCCAAGGCATGGCAGGCGGAGCATACAACCGGCGCCAGAGTGCGATCGCGGCATCCTCGATGGCCTGCATGTGGTCGAGCACCGGCAATCGGATTGGCGTCGGCGCGGCTGGAAGGTTGACGCGCCCAGGCTGGCGGCCTCCGTAGTGCGCGGTCGAGTCCAGGAACTCATGCAGCGAATCCAACCATAATGGATATTCCCGCAGCCAGCCGCGCATCAGCCCATCGCATCTCGCGCACATGGTGTCGCCGACAGCGCATCCTCCGCCGCAGACGAGGCACACGCCGGCGAGCGCTGGCTTGTTTTGGTTGGTTTGTGCTGGTTGTGTCTGGTTTGGTGTTGGTTGGGATTCGTTGTTTTGTTCGTTCATTTGTTCGATTCCCTCCGGCGTGGTAGTCTTCTGGTGGTGTCAGGAGCCCGGCCGGAAGGTCGGGTTTCTTGTTATTCGTGGTGTTGTTGGATGATCGCTTTGATTTCCTCTTTGGGGACTTGCGGCACCAGTGGAGCGATCTCATCGAGGCCGTATCCGGCCTGATGCCATTTGACGATCATGTCCATGAGTGGTTTCTTCACTTTCATTTCGTTTCCTTCTTTGTTTTGGTTGTGAATGTGACTAGTCCGGTCTCGGCATGGAATACCTTGACCGGTTCGCCAGTTCTCAAGGACATGGCCTGCGCGTAGTCGCCAGCATCGTCGATGTTCTCGAACGTTCTGACACCTTCCGTGGTGACGACGTTGTAGCTCATCTTGCCGGCTCCTTGTCAGCGCCGCTCACATGGCTCCAGTCGCATGACAGGCCGCCCTGCTTGTAGTCCGAGTAGACGACGCAGTCCACTTTCCTCGTGTCGGTCAGAGTGATGACGCATTCACTGAAGTCGTCGTCCATGTCGGAGCACTGCGATTCGATGGACCTGACCTCATGCGCTGGCGTTGAAGGCTCCGACGCGCTTCCGCATCCGGCGAGCGCCATGCATATGACGGTGATGGCGAGTGTGATGCGTGTTGTCTTTCTCATTTTGTTTCCTCCTAGTGTTTGCGCCATTCGCCGTTGGCGTATCGGTTCCATCCGCGGATCGCGGTTTTGATGCTGTCGTCCTGGGTGGTGATCCAGACGGCGTTCGGACATCCACGGCATTTGGCGATCCAGATGCAGTGCATCGTGGCTCCGATGATCCGGGCGTATGGTTCGATGCTTGGTTTCCTCGTGCCGCAGTAGGGGCATGGACTGGTCCTATGCCATTTCCTGGCATGCCATATGGTGTTCTTCATGGTTTGCCTTCCGTGATGACGACGGCGCGGATGCCGTCCGAGGTTTTGTTCGTATGGTGGCGCAGGTCGCAGTCGATGACGTGCAGTCCTATGCCCCGGTATTTCAGGACCGCGTGGACCGGGCTCAACCGGATCAGATCCAATGGGCCGTCCAACGTGACATCCATGCCGGTGAGCGCGATGCATCGACGGCCGATTAGGTCGGCGGGATTCCGGTACTTCCACGCCATATGCGTCTGGACCGTCATGGCCGGCCTCCGATCCAAGCGACCAGGACGGCCGCGCACAGGAGCATCATGGAGACCGCTGTCATCACCATGCTCCCTTCAGAAGCTTGCGGTAGCGGATGTAGTCGTTGATGTCGCGTCGAATGCAGTCGCGCACCCTGTGCGATCCACGATGCCCCTCGTACGGATCCTCGGGACAGTCGATGAACCTCAAATATCGGCGGAGCGTGGTCAGGTCGAACTTGCGGTAGGACAGCCACCTGTCCGGGGCCAGGTCGAGGCGTTTGAGGAAGTCGATGTCGAAGTCCACGTTCGTTCCAGCCGGAACCAGCGTGAAGCGTTGCGACAGGGAGTCGAGATACTCCTCCACGGCGTTCGCGACCGCTTCCACGCAGTCGTTCCTGTCGGAACCGTTCAGCAGTTCGAACAGCAATCCATTGTCCGTGTGCATCGAGAACGCGACCGGGCCCATGTCCAACAGGTCGAGATAGTCCGGTCTGATGATGCGATGCAGGGATCCGAACGAATGTTCGCCCAGCACGTCGGTGCATTCCATGCCGACCTCCAACGGCAGACTGTCATTCCTGTCCGTGCCGGTCGTTTCGAAGTCGAGCCAGAGCAGCGCCTCCGGCTTCACGTTCAGGTCTTCGTCCTGTTTCCTCATGATTCTTCCTTCCAATTGCTTTGCCATTCGATGATTTCGATTTGAGTGAGCCGTTGCGCCGTGCCGTCATCCAGCAGCCACCACCAGTCGCCGTTCCAGTCGCGTATCGGCGCGTTGAGCGGATCGCGCCAGCTCGGGATGATGTAGCCGAACCGTTCCGCCTCGGCCGGATGCGCGTGCATCCAACCATGACAGCCGGTCGTACCGGAACCGCACAGTTCCACGATGTTGCACGGCAGGTCACGCACGGTCGGGTCGGCCCGACGGCGCAACTGCCTGTGGTGGCCGCTCCTGCCCGGCCAGACGGTCGGGTCGTGCAGGTTGCGTCCGCAACGCATGCAATGCCAGCCCTGTCGTTGCAAGGCGATGCGTTTCGATTCCTGGAATTGCCGGTCGCTCATCGTCGCTCCCTTCCGATTTGTTCAAGCAGGCTGATGCAGGTCGAGCAGTCGCGTTTGATATCGCGGATGCGGTCAAGGTCCATATCGGCGAGCGCCGGACCTTTGAGCGCGTCGAGTTCCAATCGGTCGGCGGCTTGGATGGCCGAGGTGAGGACGCCGGCCATGTGTGCGATGGTCATGGCGTTCATGCCGCCGCCTCCTGTTCGAACAATTGTTCGGCCAATACGTCGCCGGGCACGTTCGCGAGCTGACGGCGCAGCATGTCCGGGTCCACGCCCTGGTTGAGCAGGTCCGCGACCTTGCATGCGAGCTCCATGTACGTGTCCGTGCCCTCGCAGGCTATCGGGCCGAGCACGCGTTTCACCTCTTCGCTGCCCCACGTGAGCCGTCGGCGAGCGTTGGAATCCTTTGGCGTGGCGAATCCGCGTTCCTTGCCTTTGACGAGCCAGTTGCGGTATTTCGCGTTCCAGTCGGCCGAGCGGGCTCCCGAGTCGAGGGCCCTGTCGCGGAATTTTTCGGCCTCGATGTCGCAGTCGATGCCGAGCCTGTCGGCGAGCGCCTGGTGTTCTTCGGTGGGTTTCCAGTCGGCTGGTATTGGGATTTGTTTTCTCGCGCGCGCGTTACTCTCTCTAGGTTCTATATACGGTTCTTCCTTATATAGGTTCTGTGCGCAGTCATGTTGCGCCCCTGATTGCGCCCCTAGCGACGTTTTTTTGCGCCCCTGATTGCGCCCCTCCAACTTGTTTAGGGGCGCAGTGGTCTGCGCCTCTTGCGGCGGTTGTTTCAGGGGCGTAGTTTTTGCGCCTCTAAAATCCTTCATCGCGAGGTCCCAGACGATCGGACGGTATTTGCCGAGGTGCTCGGTGATCCGCTGGTCTCCCCTTCGAATCAGTCCGGCCTTCTCCAGATCGTGCAGGCCGTTCTGGATGGTGCGCCGGCTGTATCCGGTCAGTGCCACGATGCGCTTCTGGCTCGGGAAAGCTCCCCTGCCCTGCGTGTCAGCATGGTCGGCAAGCAGGAGCAGGATGCGCAACAAAGCTCCTTTGACCATTTCGGCGGGCACGTCGTACATGGCCCACTCCAATGCCTTCATACTCATGATTCCTGCTCCTTTTCGACCATCGCGCCCTTGAGTGCCTCGCGTTCCTCCGCACTGGGCTGGTATCCGAGGTGTTCCAATGCGCCGTACCAGACGCACATCTCATCAACGCCGCGCATGGTGCGCCACGCACGCCAATCGGCGTTGTCCTCCTGGCGTGCGGCCAGCACGTCGAGGATCCGCAGCGGCCTGTCCCTCAACACCATGCGGATCTGGTCGAGGTTCTCCTTGCATTCCAACGACCAGTGGTCGCCGTCATGCTCAGTGATCGGCAGATTCCATCCAAAACCGATGAGCGCCTCCACGACACCCTCGCCATGGAGGCGCTGGCCCACGAACATCGAATGCCAGCCGACCGTCTCAGCGAGCGCGAGTTCGCAGATTCCCGCCACTGTCTGTTCGCGGGTGAGCGTGTGGAGGTTGGTTTTCAGCCATGCGAAACGCGTGTCCCTCGCAATCGCCTCGAAGTCCCTGGCCTTGCGGTCGAGTTCCTTCCCCCGTGCCATGATGGCCTGGCGTTCGGCTTTCGCGCTCTCGGCCCATTCGAGCTGGTCGAGTGGAATCGGCTCGTACAGGCAGTAGTCGCCGTGGTTCTTGAAGACGCAGAATTCCGGCCACCCATCCTCGCCCGTGAACTGCTTCCAGAACGGATCCCGAGTGGAGGAAATGACGGTGCGCCGCCTGTAGCCGCGCGGTTCGAACGTCCAATAGTTCTTCCCGTCCGGGAAGGACTCGACCCTGACACCGGCCTTCGCGAGCGCCTTGTCGGCCTCACCGCACCATTTCGTCTTGTCGCGTTCGCTGACAAGCCTTCGGTATGTCCATTCGAAGTCGGTGGACCGTGCGAGCTCGCGTTGCATGTCGGGGTCGGATTCGAATTCGGCGAGCTTGTCCAACTGGTCGAGCGA